GTCTCCTGTGTGGGCTTTATTGTTCCGGTACGATCTCGATCCAGTACCCGTCCGGTTGCTGGATTCGCGTAATAAACGGATTTTCACCAGGATTTACAGTGATTGAAATAGATCTATCTGGGTAAACATCAATCCGCTGCAGCGTCTGCAGCCAGAATTCACGGCGATGCTGTGCATCGAGCTTGAAATACAGTTCCCGCCACCCTTCCGGCATGGTCTCCCTGATTTTTCGTGGTGCGTCTTCATCGATCTGGGGTACCTGAACGATCTTGGCAAGCTCGGCATCGATTTTTGCCGCCTCCCGCTGATACGCCTTCTTGTCAATTATCTCGTCGAGGTACGCTTCCCACGCGCGGCGTTTCCTGCGCTCGAGCTTTTCGCGGACCGGCTGCACATCCTGAGCGGCTTCGCGTTGCCGGCGCATTTCTGCGATCTGCGCCTCCATCTTCACGGCTTCCGCTTCGATGGCATCGCTCAATCCAAAAACCAGTGCCCGTTCAATGTCTGATTCATAGATGTTTACACTGTTACTGCATTCGCGTTGGTTGGTCCTATACCGATGCGAGCAATTATAAAATACTTGGAATCCACGGCTCCCGTCTTTGTGTTCCCAGAAGTTGCGATGCCCACCCATTCGGTGCGCGCATTCCCCACAATACAAAAGGCCGGTAAACAAATAAGTGTAGCCAGACGCTTTTGCCTTTATCTTTCTCGTGGCCAACACCCGCGTGGCCTCTTTTTCCGTGATATATGCTTCGCACGAAACGCCCTGTATTTTGCCTGTGTACGCTTCTGCATTTCTGAGTATAAACGATCCCGTGGATGTAGAAAGGCGCACGCCACGCGATTCTGCCGCCATGATTGCCGGTTTCAAGCCAGTGCCGCTGAGATAAGTTCGCCAGAACACATTCATGCCGTCCTCTGTCTCCGGATCCTTCACCGGCTTTTTATCGACGAGCTTATATCCCTTCGGCATGTTGCCGCTGATGATCTCCCCGCGCCTACGCTTCTCCGCGAATGTGAACTTAATACGCTCAGACGTGCGCTCAGCCTCGTGTTGGTTCACGCTTAACATGATTCCGACTTTGAAGCGCCCGTCGGCCGTGACGGTTTCATAGTCTTCCAGGATCGCCGTCCATGGGACGTGGTGCCGGTCGAGGACTTCCTGCAGCTCATAATAGTCCGCGGCACGGCGCGTCCAGCGGTCGAATTTCGTGAAGGCGATCAACTCCACCTTGCCGGCACGGACATCGTCGAGAAGCCGCGACAGCCCCGGCCGGCTCCTGTAACTTTTATGCGCCGAGAAGCCGTCGTCCTCAAAGATGCCGACGATCTCGTGGCCATTTTCCCGCGCCCAGCGTTCCAGCGCCTGCCTCTGGTCGAGGATGCTCTCCCCTGTCCGTGCCTGCTCTTCCGTGGAGACGCGGCAGTATAACGCTGTTTTCACTTGTAATTTTAACCTCCATGTGCTACCATAAGAGGGTAGCTCTATCACGTTTCTTTTTGTCTGATTAGATCTACACGCCGCCTTCGGAGTGCCAGTCCGGGGGCGGCATTTTTGTTTTTAAATCAATCGGCCAGCTCGGTCGCCTCGCCGGTCGTCATGTCCACCGTGTAGGACTTGAGCAGATTGCCGCCGGGGAGCGTCTTCGCGTCGTGCTCCTCGCCGTCCACATACTCAAACACATCGACATAGAGCTGCCCGGCCAGCACCTTGATGCTGGTGGTGGTTTTCAGCCCAAGATTGCACACGAAGTGGATCTCGTCGTCGGATCCAAAATAAGCATTGTAATAATCCAGCGCGTTCTCCACCATGTCCGCGCTCGTGTAGATCACCGCAACGCGCCAGTTTCCAGTGGCGTCATTCGGCACGCTCTTGTAGAACGTGAGCCCGCTGCCGCCGATTTTCTCCTTGAACGCTTCCTGGAGCGCTTCGGCGTCCGCTGTATCCTCTGTGGCTGCCTCGTCCGTCTGCACGTCCTGGGAGGGCTCTGCAGCCTCCTGTGCGCTCCCTGCCGGCTCTTCCTTATCTGCACCGCCAGTGCTGCTGCAGGCCGCCATGGCGAACACCATGAGCATGGCCAGCATGAGCGCGATCATTCTCTTCATCTTTCTAACCTCCTAATTTGAATAATAAAGCCTTGTGTCGAGTGTGCCGTGCAGGTACCAGCACAGGGCTTTTTTTATTAAATCTTCTGTCACGGCGAAGTATTCGGCGAGCTCCCACACCTGTCCGCGTTGCTGGATGAGCTGATCCATGAGCTCCTCCTCAGGCACCAGATGCTCGATCATCCATCGGTCGGCGCAGTTTTCGTGCTTCTGGCGCACATCACAGGCCGCATAGCGATTGTAAAACGATCCGGTCGCGCAATGCCCCAGCTCGTGAGCAAGGTGCGTGCGGTGCTCTGCGCTTCCCTCACGCATGTTTTCGTCAATGCCAATGTAATAAGACTGTTCGCCGGTATCGATGCACAGAGAGCCGTTTACGGGCAATTTGGAACGCATGACAGTTGCGTTCGATTGTTCAGCGTACTTATACAGCGTGCTCGTTTCGAGCATATCATCCCTTCTTTTTTGCATCCTCGCGCATCTTGACCATCTGCGCAAACTGCTTGACCTCTTCATACATGGCGTCTGTGATCTCTCCATCGCCGCCAAAGAGGGCAAATTTAATATCGTCGTCTGTTACGCGTCCATCGTTTTCGGTGGGCGCTTTTTCTTTTCCAGTCAATAACAACTCTAAATCCATATTGAGAAAATTTGCAACTCGACCGAGTGTTTTTAGCTGCGGCGTGGTACTGCCAGTGTTCCATTGAGAATATGCAGCAGAAGTGACTCCGCTCTTTTTATAGAACTCTTGTTTGCTTATTCCGCGCTTTCCAAGTTCAATCTCGATACGTTTTATGATTTCCTGCACTTCTTCTTTACTAAGCTTCACTAATTTTCACCTACCATTTTTGTGCATAACACAGAAACCGCAAAGAGAAACTAAGTTTATATTGACACTTAGCGTCGCTTAGTGTTATATTAAGCAACGTAAAGGCAACACAAACCCGAATCCCATAAAACTTAGCGGATTTTTGTATTACTTGTTGTTGGCACTTCAAATATACAATTCTCCGGTGGTGTTGTCAAGTAAAACTTAGTGTTCGGAGGGTGAAAAAGTGGGTATGAAAAGCGCCCGCGTTAAAGCGGGTAAGACTGTCGCGCAGGTTATGAAAGAAATGGGCGTGTCCGATGCTGCCGTCTACATGTGGGAAACCGGAAAGACGAAGCCACGCGCGTCCCTTCTTCCGCGCCTTGCCTCGTTCTACGGTTGCACAATCGACGAGCTTCTTGCTGCTGACGATTAAAGTCTACCACAGACAAGGAGAATGCTATGGACAAATTTATTATCAAGAAACAGCCGTATGCCGATCTTCGGAGCTACAAGGTCGCAGTTCCCGGTGCCGAGTATGCAAAACTCGAAAATCTGAAGAAAGAAACCGGATTGAATTATGGGCAGCTTGTGGCGCTCATGATCAACTACTGCACCGATCCTGACCGTCTTGAAATCAGGTGAAGCTATGCCGATCAAGGATCTGACGGCTGAGCAGCGGACCGATCTGGCACGTCGGACGCTGCGCGTCCTCGCGGAGTTGTGGTGCGATCAGAACGGGATCGACGCCGAGATTCGCATCGTGCAAAAAGAAGAGCCGCCCGGGAGGTAGAAGCTCCGCGGGCGGCAAATCTAAAATCACCAGTGCTTATCATAGCACGGCAAAAGAAAGGAGTCAATGTATGAAAGTATTTGGAGACCCCAGCACGAAGGCCAAAGTGCGCCGCTACATCGTCTGGGGCATCGAGGACGGCATCGTGTGCGCGAGCTTTCTCGCGGGAGGCTGCTTGATTGGATGGCTGTTCCACATAATTTTTAAGGCACTGGGGGTGGCGTAATGGACACCCCGATTGAAAGAGTTCGCGATCTGCTGAACCGGCCGCGCTCAAGCGCAGACTTCTCCCCTTCCGCCCGCTACGCTGTCAGCAGATTGTGCGACTACGCCGCGCAGGAGCACGACCAGCGCGAGAAAGCGGAAACCATACTCTGCGGTGAACGGCGCAAGGCGCTGGCGTTTTCCGCCGAAATTGCGCGGCAGGAACGCACGATCGACAATCTGCGGCAGCAGTTAACGTTTATGCAGCAGGCGCTGAAGGAAGCGGATGAAAGGAAGAAGAAAACATGAAGAAAATGAGGTGCTTTTTGAAGCGCCCAGAATCCGGCTGGTATTCTACCTGTTGCAGCACATCACTCAGCAATCTGCAGCGAATCGTCGGCGGTTACATCGAGACCGTCACGTTCCCAGAGCTGGGCGTCATGGTGATCTGCAATGAAGAAGGCCGCCTGCTCGGCCTCCCCTACTGCTGCACGATCCGTGGCGTGGACTTCTGCGGCCCTGTCGCCGTGTTCCGCCCGGACGGTGAAAACCTCGCGGACGTGCAGTACAAGCTGCGCGAATGGAAGGAGCTCGTCAATGCTTGACATTTACCGTCGCGCCGTCAGCTACTTCGGCGCAACAAAGCAGAAGCTAAAGGCCATCGAGGAGATGGCGGAGCTGATCGTCGAGCTCGTGAAGGACCTGCTCGGCGACGGCAACCCCGCCAAGGTGATCGAGGAGCTCGCCGACGTCGAGAACATGACCGTGCAGCTGCGGATCATCTACGACGAGGACGGCATGGTCGATTATTGGAAGCAGGCCAAGATGAACCGTCTGGCGCACAGAATGGAGGGAGACGCCAAATGCTGAAGAAAATCACCGTCGTGCTGCTGGTGCTTCTGATCGCCGCGGATTGCGAGACTATGCTCGACATCGTCCGCGTCGTGAAAAAGTATGTTACCAAGGAGATGAACGAAAACAATGACCATTAAGATCAACGCCCTGCAGGTCGAGAATGTCAAGCGCGTGAAGGCTGTCGCGCTCGAGCCTTCAGCCAACGGTCTGACCGTGATTGGCGGCAAGAACGGCCAGGGCAAGACGTCTGTGCTGGACGCGATCGCGTGGGCGCTTGGCGGGGATCGCTACCGCCCAAGCAATGCCGAGCGCGAAGGCAGCACCCTGCCGCCGCACATCAAACTGGAGCTTTCCAACGGCCTGACCGTGGAGCGCAGCGGCAAAAACAGCGCCCTAAAGGTCGTAGACACCACCGGCAATCGCTCCGGCCAGCAGCTGCTCAATGAGTTCGTGGAGCAGCTCGCGATCGACCTGCCGCGCTTCCTGCAGGCGTCTAACCGCGAAAAGGCCGACACTCTTCTGCAGGTGATCGGTGTCGGCGACCAGGTCCGCAGCCTCGAGGTCAAGGAGAAAGAGGTCTACAACCGGCGCCACATGATCGGCCAGGAAGCCGACCGCAAGCGAAAGTATGCCGACGAGCTGCCGCACTATCCCGCGGCGCCGAACGAGCCCGTCTCCGCCTCGCAGCTGATCCGCCAGCAACAGGACATTCTCGCCCGCAACGGCGAGAATCAGCGCAAGCGAATGCGTGCCAACCAAATCGAGCACGAATATGGCAGGACAGCCGCGCACGTTTCACTGCTGCGGAGCCAGCTCGCCGACGCTGAGAAGCAGCTCCAGCAGCTGGAGGCGGATCTCGCCATCGCACAGAAGGACGCCCTGGATCTGCAGGACGAGAGCACCGATGAGATCGAGCGCAGCCTGCAGGAGATCGAGCAGATCAACATCCAGGTACGCGCCAACTGCGACCGCGAGAAAGCCGAGCAGGACGCCGCCTACTACGCGCAACAGTACCAGGATCTGACCAAAGAGCTGGAAGAGATCCGGCATGATAAGTATGCGCTACTGGATTCCGCGAAGCTCCCCCTCCCCGGTCTGAGCGTGGAGGACGGTGAGCTCACCTACAACGGCAAGAAATGGGACTGCATGAGCGGCGCTGATCAGCTGATCGCCGCCACGGCCATCGTCCGGGCGATCAATCCGAAATGCGGTTTTGTCCTGCTAGACAAGCTGGAGCAACTCGACGCTGATCAGCTGCACATGTTTGGTGTCTGGCTCCAAAGCCAGCAGCTGCAGGTGATCGCAACGCGCGTAAGCACCGGCCCGGAGTGCAGCATCATCATTGAGGACGGCTTTGTGGCGTCGGAGCAGCCGGCGGCGCAGGGCTGGCAGAAAGGAGTTTTCTGATGTTTGAGATCAGCAGCGGCCGGATGCAGAAGCCGCTGAAAATGGTGATCTATGGCCCGGAGGGTATCGGTAAAAGCAGCTTCGCCGCGCAGGCGCCCGGTGCGCTCTTCATCGACACCGAGGGCAGCACCGTACACATGGACGTCCGGCGCCTGCCGACGCCGCAGAGCTGGACCATGTTGCTGCAGGAAGTGGACTATGTCAGACGGACGCCCGGTCTCTGCCAGACGCTCGTGATCGACACCGCGGACTGGGCAGAGCGCATGGCGCGGGATCATGTCTGTAGCACGCACAACGTCAAGGGCCTCGAGGACTTCGGCTACGGCAAAGGCTATGTGTATCTCTACGAGGCCATGGGGCAGCTGCTCAACATGCTGACAGACGTCGTCAATGCCGGCATGAACGTGATCCTCACTGCCCACGCAAAAATGCGAAAATTTGAGCAGCCGGATGAGCTCGGCGCTTACGATCGCTGGGAGATGAAGCTCATGAAAGAGACGCCCGGCATGATCAAGGAGTGGGCCGATCTGGTGCTCTTCGCCACCTATGAGACCTACATCGTGAAAGAGCCGGGAAAAGAAAAGAGCTCCAAGGGCAAAGCTCAAGGCGGCGCTCGAGTCATGCACACAACGCACCATCCCTGCTGGGATGCGAAGAACCGCCACGGTCTGCCGGACAAACTGCCGCTGGACTTTGGCCAGATCGCGCACCTTTTCGTGAAAGATGCACGTTCGGAAACTCCAGCACCTGCGCCGGATCCGGAGCCGGAGATCCCCTTCACCATGGACGAAGAGCCGGAGCAGACCGCACCGCCTCCGCAGGAAAGCACCGGCATCCCGCCTGCGCTGCTGCAGCTGATGGACACCGCCGGCGTGACGGAGGAACAGATCTCCAACGCCGTCGCCGCACGGGGCTATTATCCCGCCGGTATGAAAATCAAGGACTACGACCCGGACTTTGTGCAGGGCTGCCTCATCGGCGCCTGGGACAGTGTTCTGGCAATGATCAAATCATAAGGAGGACATTATGAGCGACTACAACAACAATCAGGGTTTTGAGCTCGGCTGGGACAGTGAGATCGAAAAGGACAGCCCCGACTTTATTCTGCTCCCCGATGGGGAATATGATTTTGTCGTGAAGTCATTCGAGCGCGGACGCTATAACGGCGGCGACAAGATTGGCCCCTGCCCGAAGGCGATCCTCATGCTCGGCATTGACACCTATGAAGGAGAAGCCGTCGTACGGAAGGAGCTGCTTCTGCACTCTCGGCTTGAGGGCTTGCTTTGTGAGTTCTTCACCTGCATTGGCCAGCGCCAGCACGGGCAGAGAGTGGCCATGAATTGGAACGCCGTCCCCGGTGCTCGCGGTCGCTGCAAGATCGGCCACTATATCGGCAAAAACGGCAACCAGTACAACGAGGTCAAAAAGTTTCTGGAGCCCGCCGTGCCGCAGAACACGCCCTCCGCTCCCCCGCAGCCGCCCACTGGAGGCGGATGGCAGGGCGGTAAGTTCTGACCATGGAACTCAGACCATACCAGCAGGCAGCGAAGGCTGCCGTGCTGGACGAATGGGACCGGGGCGTCGATAAGACGCTCCTGGTCCTTCCCACCGGCACCGGCAAAACAATCGTATTTTCTGCCGTGACTGAGGAAGCGGTGAGACGCGGCGGGCGCGTGCTGATCCTCGCACACCGCGGGGAGTTGCTGGAGCAGGCCGCCGACAAGCTGGAAAAGAGCACAGGACTCCGCAGCTCACTGGAGAAAGCGGAGAGCAGCTGCCTCGGCTCGTGGTATCGCGTAGCCGTCGGCAGCGTACAGAGCCTGCAGAGACCGTCAAGGCTGGATCGTTTCGCGCCGGATTACTTCACCAACATTATCATTGACGAAGCGCACCATTGCCTCTCTGACGGCTATCAGCGCGTCCTAGAGCACTTCAACGCCGCCAAGGTTCTCGGCGTCACGGCGACGCCAGACCGCGGAGACATGCGATCACTGGGGCAATATTTTGAGACGCTGGCCTACGAGTACACGCTCGTGCAGGCAATCCGCGACGGCTACCTCTCCCCGATCAAGGCGCTCACCGTGCCACTGCGGCTGGATCTCTCCTCCGTCGGCGTCCAGAACGGTGACTTCAAGGTTGGAGATCTCGGCACCGCGCTGGATCCGTATCTTGAGGCCATCGCGGATGAGATGCTGAAAAACTGCGCCGACCGGAAAGCCGTGGTTTTCCTCCCGCTCGTGAAGACGTCGCAGAAGTTCCGGGACATTCTCAACGCCAAGGGCTTCCGCGCTGCGGAGGTCAACGGCGAGAGCGACGACCGCGCGGAGGTCCTTCGGGACTTCGAGGCCGGTCGCTATAACGTCCTGTGTAATTCAATGCTGCTGACAGAAGGCTGGGACTGCCCAAGTGTGGACTGCGTGATTGTGCTCCGCCCGACGAAAATCCGCAGCCTTTACAGCCAGATGGTCGGCCGCGGCACGCGCCTCTATCCCGGCAAGGATCACCTGCTCCTGCTCGATTTCCTGTGGCACACTGAGCGCCATGAGCTCTGCCACCCCGCCGCACTTGTCGCCGAATCGCCGGACGTGGCCAAGAAGATGACCGAGAACATCGAGGAGGCCGAAGCTGCCGTCGACATCATGGAGGCGGAGGAGCAGGCCGAGAGCGACGTCGTGGCGCAGCGTGAGGAGGCTCTGGCCAAGCAGCTCGAGGAGATGAAGCGCCGGAAGCGCAAGCTCGTCGATCCGCTGCAGTTTGAAATGAGCATCCAAGCGGAAGATCTTTCCGGCTATGTGCCGACCTTCGGCTGGGAAATGGGCCCGGCAACCGACAAGCAGCGGAATACGCTCGAGAAGCTCGGCATTTTTCCGGATCAGATCGACAACGCCGGGAAGGCTGCCATGCTGCTGGATCGCCTGGACAAGCGCCGCGACGCCGGCCTCACCACACCGAAGCAGATCCGATTCCTCGAGGGCAAGGGCTTCGAGCACGTCGGACAATGGCAGTTTGATGACGCCCGCCGCCTAATCGACCGGATCGCCGGCAACGGCTGGCGGATCCCTCGCGACATTAACCCGAAGACTTATATCCCTAACATGCGTCAGGAGGTGCTGGAAGGATGGCCGAGCACGGTCTGAATCTTCTGGAGCTGCTGGAGTACATCCACCCGGCAGATCTGAGTTATCAAGAATGGGTCAACGTCGGCATGGCTCTCAAGCAGGAGGGCCACACTGCTGCGGACTGGGACGCCTGGAGCCGAAACGACAGCCGCTACAACCACGGCGAGTGCTTCCGAAAGTGGGACAGCTTCCAGGGCGCTCTGACGCCTGTCACCGGCGGGACCATCGTGCAGATGGCCAAGGAGCGCGGCTGGAAGCCCCGCAGCCTCGGCGGCGTGGACGACTACGAGCTGGACTGGGACAGCACCATCGGAGCCCGCGAAGGCGTCGTCGTGTCCGACACGGCGTGGCTGGAGGGCATGGAGGTCAAAGAGCCGGCAACGTGGAATCCGGTCGATCACATTATCCGCTATCTGGAGACGCTCTTCGAGGCAGGTGAAAACGTCGGCTATGTTACCCAGACATGGGAAAAGGACGGTAAGTACCTTCCGACAAAAGGCAGCTATGACCGCACCGCCGGGCAGCTGATTGAGGAGCTGGCCAAATGCGGCGGAGACGTCGGCGCCGTTCTCGGCGACTATAACCCCGACGCGGGCGCGTGGATTCGTTTCAATCCTCTGGACGGCAAAGGCGTCAAGAACGAGAACGTGACCGACTTCCGGTATGCGCTTGTGGAATCCGACAGCATGGAGCTTGAGAAGCAAAACGCCATCATCCGCGAGCTGGAGCTCCCCGTCGCCTGCCTCGTGTTTTCCGGTGGGAAGAGTGTACACGCGATCGTGAAAATTGAGGCGGCCACCTATGAGGAATACCGCCGCCGCGTGGACTATTTGTACGGCGTCCTGAAAAAAAACGGCTTTGACTGCGACACGCAAAACAAAAACCCGTCACGTCTTAGCCGGATGCCTGGCGTTCTACGCGGAGATCACAAGCAGTTCCTCATGGACACCAACATCGGTAAAGAGAGCTTCCAGGAGTGGCGTGATTGGATCGAAAGTATCAACGACGATCTGCCGGACCCCGACAGTCTGGCAGCTGTATGGGATGATATGCCGGAGCTCGCGCCGCCTCTGATCGATGGGATCCTCCGGCAAGGTCACAAGATGCTGCTCGTCGGGCCGTCGAAGGCCGGAAAGAGCATCGCGCTGATCGAGCTCTGCTGTGCGATCGCAGAGGGCCGCGACTGGCTCGGCTGGAAGTGCGCGCAGGGGCGCGTTTTGTATGTCAATCTGGAGCTGGACCGGGCGAGCTGCCTGCACCGCTTCCGAGACATTTACACCGCTCTCGGATGGCGTCCAGAGCACCTGGACAGCATCGACATCTGGAATCTGCGCGGCAAGTCCATCCCCATGGACAAGCTCGCGCCGAAGCTGATCCGCCGAGCGTCGAAAAAGAATTATATCGCCATCGTGATCGATCCGATCTATAAGATCATAACCGGCGACGAAAACAGCGCCGATCAGATGGCTGCCTTCTGCAACCAGTTCGACCGCGTGGCCACGGAGCTCGGCGCCGCGGTAATCTATTGCCACCATCACAGCAAGGGCTCCCAGGGCGGCAAGCGCAGCATGGACCGCGCCAGCGGCTCCGGCGTCTTCGCCAGAGATCCGGACGCTCTGATTGATATGATTGAGCTGGAGCTCACCGACGCCGTGGAGAAGCAGGAGAAGAACAAAGAGGTCTGTGCAGCCCTCACCGATCTGCTCCGTCGCAACGTGCAGGGCTGGCAGGATCTCGTCAGTCAGGACGACGCGCTCAGCCGCTCCCGCATGGAAGAGATCTGCACCGCCAGGATTGCCGACAAAGGGCTCCTGCAGCGCACGATTGCCGCCGCCGAGCGGAAGGCTGCCTCGCGGTCTGCGTGGCGTCTGGAGGGCACGATGCGCGAATTTCCGTCATTCCATCCTGTCAACGTGTGGTTTGACTATCCGCGCCACCTGCCGGACGAAACCGGCATCCTGAAAGATCTGACGTCTGACGCCGGCAGCACTGCAAAGGGCTCACCGTACAAGCGGAACCTCGTCAGGAAAAAGAGCGCCGAGGAAAGAAAAGCGGAGCGATCTGGAGCTCTGGAATTCGCTTTTGGCGCCTGTAACACTGGCGACGGTGTCATGCTCTCAGACCTGTCTGAGTATCTCGGGATCACCGAGAAAAGCGTCCGAAGCAGGGTCAAAGAGCATACTGATTTTTACATCAAATACGGCAAAGTCTGCCGCCGGTAGGGAAGGAAAAAAACGATAAAATTTCACTTCCTTCCTTGTTTCCCTCGGAGGGAAAAAAACGATTGTTTATCGATATTTTCCCTCAAACCTGCTAGGGAAGAAAAAAACGATTGTTTATCGATATTTTCCCTCAGGGAAAAAAGCTACTTCCCTACGGGAAGTAATACGGGAAAGTTCCCTGACGGTCACGGGGGAAAGGAAGGCGGGCGGTAAGCTCACGCCCGCCGTCCTCCCTTCCCCTGTCCGTGACTGGCGCGCGAGAAAGGAGAAAAGAATGATTTGTTTTCAAAAGCTCAAAAACTGGAACGAATGGAGAAAACGGAGTTTAAACAGCCCGCTTCATAAATTCCTTGTTTTGGTTGGTGTTATCCGTTCTCCGACATTTGAATTGATAGCTGCATGGAACGATAGAGACTGGCAGGAGGCTTTGAAAAATGATTGAATTCTTTGTGCCGATGAAGCTGCCGACGATCACGGCACAGGAGCAGAAGATCGGCGTGCGGAACGGAAAGCCGTACAAGTACGACCCCCCGGAGCTGAAGGCAGCGCGTGCCCTATTCCGGGATCACCTGGCGAAGTTCGCACCGCCGGAGCCGATTACCGGCCCTGTGAGACTGCACACGGTCTGGTGCTATCGCAGCGACGCACACAAGGCTGGAGAGTGGAAAGCCTCCAAGCCGGACACGGATAACAGCCTAAAACTTCTCAAGGATGTTATGACCGGCCTTCGCTTCTGGAAGGATGACGCCCAAGTGTGCAGCGAGCTTACTGATAAGCTCTGGGCTGATGTTCCGGGCCTGTATGTGTCCGTGGAGGCGCTGTCATGATGCCGGGACATCAGAGCCGTGCTGATCAGCTGGAGGAGCTGGCTATGCGGAACGCTGCCATGCCGGACGGGCTCAGCACCGCCGAGCAGCTGCTCTTCCTCAAGTTCCGGCTGCTGTATCAGACGGCGGCTACCGGAAGTATTACGCCCGAACAGGGACGGCGCGAGAAAATAGCGATCTTGGACAGATACCAGCAGGATTGCTTCAACGAAAAATGCTGGTGTCATACACTGAGGATGTGGAAAAACATCGAGGCTGCCGGCTGCGCGTACGCGCTTGATCGGACGGTCGAAAACGCTGACCGCTTCCATGAGGCGGTCTATGGAATGAAACCGAAAGGAGTGAATTGATTGGACTGGACGCACGAGATTAAGGACGACCTGCGCAGCTACTCTGCACGAAAGGCCAGCATCCAGAATACCAGCGATGAGCTGGAACGCCTGCAGGCGGAGCTCTATGGCATCAAATCGGCAATGACAGACGGCACACCAGTCTCCGGTGGGACAAACCGCCGGGAGGATCGTCTGCTGAATATCATCGTGAAGAAGGGCAAGCTTGAAGGCGCACAGAAATGCACACGAGACTGGGTACGGATCATGGACAGAGCTCTGGCCGAGCTAAGCACGGAAGAGTTCGAACTGCTGGATAAGCTCTACATTCACGGCGCCAAAGGCAGCGCAGACCGGCTGGCTGAGGAGATGCACATCGAGATTCGGACCGTCTGGTATCAGGCGCGGAAAGCTTTGGCGCATCTTGCTTATGCCATGTATGGCCAGCTCACGTCCTGATCTTTTTCACTTTCTTTTCATTGTTTTTCTGAATCCGAGGGGATATGATGATAAGGCGGAATTGCTGGGCAACCGGGATCCGCTCGGATTCATCTCCTACCCTGTAGCCTCCGGTGTTACTTCGGCACCGGAGTGTTACAGGGAACGGGGATGTTTTGTTTATGCGTGGGGGGGTACCCATGAGCAAGAACAAGAACCGGCCCGACCAGGACGGCACACACCGCGCAGCCTTCGACCGGAACAAGAAGAAGATCTATGCAACGCAGCAGATCTGCGGCATTTGTGGAAAGCCTGTAGATTTTAATCTTCGCTTTCCGCATCCATTGTCTCCGACTGTTGACCACATTATTCCTGTGGCAAAAGGCGGCCACCCGTCCGACATCGACAACCTCCAGCTTGCGCACTGGACCTGCAACAGGCAAAAGTCAGACAAGCTGTTTCAAGGCAAAAAGCAAAAGCAAAACACAGACACACTGAGCAATCGAGTGCTTCCGCAAAGCATGGACTGGAAGACCTACCGCGCATAGGGGCATACCTCCCCCGAGCGGTCTGCCCAGTGGATCACACGCCGCACTACGAAAATATCTCGCAGAAATGTTTAGGAAGGAGGTGGCGGATTGAGTTTGGAAGAGCTTAAGCTGAAACTGGCGGCGAAGCAGCCGCGGGTTGAGCTACGCTATCGTTACTACGAAATGAAAAACAGCATGCTCGACCTGAAGATCTCGACGCCGGATGTGCCGAGACTGACGGCGCTGACGCCCTGCCTCGGTTGGTGCGCGAAGAGCGTGGACGCCGTGGCGGACCGGCTCGTTTTCCGCGACTTCAAAAACGACAATTTCAACATGATGGAGATCTTCCGGCTGAACAATCCGGATGTACTCTTTCCGGACGGTATCTCGAGCGCGCTCATTTCGGCGTGCAGTTTCATCCACATCGGCGTGGACGGCAGCGGCTTTCCGAAGATGGAAGTGATCGACGGCAGCCGCGCCACCGGAGAGATGGATTCGCGCACCGGCATGCTGACGGAAGGCTACGCGATCCTCAAAACAGACAAAAACGAAAGGCCGCTCATTACGGCGCACTTCCTGCCGGGCGAGACGCGCTACTACTACGCCGGAGAAAAAAGGCCGGATGTGTGGAAGTTCCAAGCGCCCTATCCCCTGCTGGTACCGCTCGTGCATCGGCCCGGGGCAAAACGTCCCTTCGGTCACGCCAGAATCAGCCGTGCGCAGATGAGCATCGTACAAAGCGCGCTGCGCACCGTGAAGCGCTCGGAGATCTCCGCGGAGTTCTACTCTTTCCCGCAGCGCTATGTGCTCGGCACGGATCCGGACGCGGAAGCGCTGGAAAAGTGGAAGGCAGCCATGAGCGCGGTGCTGGAGATCACCAAGGACGAGGACAACGACAAGCCAACCGTCGGACAGTTCCAGCAGGCGAGCATGGAGCCGCACTCGAAGCAACTGCGCGACTTTGCCGCGCTCTTCGCCGGCGAGAGCGGTCTGACGCTCGACGATCTCGGCTTTACGACGGACAACCCCGCGAGTGCGGACGCGATCCGATCGAGCCATGAGACGCTGCGGCTCGCCGCAAGAAGCGCACAGCGCAGTTTTGGCACCGGTTTTCTCAATGCCGGGTATCTCGCGGTATGCGTGCGGGACAAAAAGCCGTATGAACGCGCAGCGGTCTATGAGACAAAGCCGGCGTGGGAGCCGATCTTCACACCGGACAGCGCCATGCTCTCCAACATTGGAGACGGCGCTATCAAGCTGAACCAGGCCGTGCCGGGATTTGTCACCGGCGAGACGCTGCACGATCTGACCGGGATTGAAGGTGGTAACGCTTGACGGACTTCCAGACGGTCTCAATGGTCTACAATGACCGCTTTTACAGCGATCCGCTGATCCGGAGCCTTTACCGGCGTGTTGCGGACGGCAAGGCGACCTATGCGGAGGTGCAGACCTTCGCCCAGCGCGCGAGCGTGATCTGCTCGGAGGTGCTGATGGACTACGCGCCGGAGGCAGACTTTGCCGAGTGGGCGCGAGAGCTTGTGACGCCATCCCTCACGCAGATGCATGGTCTGATCGACGATGTGGCGCAGCAGGTGCAGACTCACTTAAACCGCGTCGCCGAGCTCGGTATCAAGGCGCAGAGCGTGCCAGTGGACGCAGAGCGCATTGGCGGCATCGCCTCCGCGCTGGAGGCTGCCGAGGACACCGCACAGGCCGAGAGCCTGCTGCGGAGAACATCAGAAAACTATGCCCGACACGTCGGCGACGAGGCGGTGCGGCGCAATGCCGCATTTCAGAGCAGGGCCGGGCTGAAGCCGACGATTCGGCGCACCAGCGCCGCCAAGTGCTGTGCATGGTGTGCCGAGGTCGCCGGAACGTATGACTATGCGGACGTCTCCCAACAGGGGGACAACGTCTGGCGGCGGCATCTCGACTGCCGCTGCCTCATCACATACATCGCGCCGGGACGCACGGAGACTGTGCTGAATTACCGACGGCGCGAATCATAGGAAATCGGTGATTTTGACATGGCAGTGACCAAACGCTACGGCCGGCAGACGCCGACGCGGGCCCTGGTGCTGCCTTACACCGAGACGCGCGGCATGGAGGCCGTGGAATCCTACAACCGAAGCGGCAGGACCTCTTACCCGTGGCAGGAGCTGCTTGCCAGCGACGTTATGGCCGTGAACGAGGACGGGCTCTGGCTGCACCAGAAGTTCGGCTTTTCCGTTCCGCGTCGAAACGGCAAGAACGAGGTCGTGGTCATGCGAGAGATCTACGGGCTGGAGCATGGCGAGAAGATCTGCCATACTGCCCACCGCACGACGACCTCGCACAGCGCATACGTCCGCCTGCGGCAGGTCCTTCTGGACGCCGGATATACGGAGCTCGGCCGCATGGGCGCAAACGACGTTCCGCCGCCCCGCTCCTTCAAGGCGTCAAAGCAGTACGGGCTCGAGAGCATCGAGCTGACGGACGGCGGCAGCATCGTCTTCCGCACGCGCACCGCCTCCGGCGGTCTGGGCGAGGGCTTCGATCTGCTGATCATCGACGAGGCGCAGGAATACACCACCGAGCAGGAGGCTGCGCTGATCTATACCGTTTCCGACTCTCCCAACCCACAGACGATCTTCTGCGGCACGCCGCCGACGCTCACAAGCGCCGGCACGGTTTTCGTAAAGATGCGGGAGGACTGCCTACTCGGCGGCGACATCTACGACACCGGCTGGGCCGAGTGGGGCGTTGACGAGCAGCCGACAGACATCAAGGACGTGGATCTCTGGTATGAGACCAACCCCTCCATGGGCTACCATCTGAACGAGCGCAAGATCCGCAGCGAGATTCGCGGCGACGTGCTGGACTTTGTGATCCAGCGTCTCGGCTTCTGGTTCCGCTACAACCTCAAGAGCGCGATCTCCGAGGCGGAGTGGGACGACCTAAAGGTGCAGCAGCTGCCGCAGCTGCGCGGGAAGCTCTTCGCCGGCGTGAAATATGCCGTAGACGGCGCGACCGTCGCGCTCTCCATCGCCGTGAAGATCAAGGACGGCGTCTTTGTGGAGACGATCGACGATCAGAGCACGCGCAACGGTAACGGCTGGATCCTCAACTTCCTCAAAGCGGCGCAGGTCGAAAAAATCGTGATCGACGGCGCAGGCAACCAGCAGATCCTCGCGGACGCACTGAAGGAAGCGAAGGTCAAAGCCTCCGTGATCGTGCCCAGTGTTGGCGAGGTCGTGACGGCGAACGCCGCCTTTAAGCAGGCGGTTGACCTGCACACGGTCCGGCATGCCGGGCAGCCGAGCCTCGCCCAGAGCGTGACCAACTGCGACAAGCGCGCGATCGGCAGCCGCGGCGGTTTCGGCTTTAAGAGCATCAAGGAAGGCGTGGACATCTCAATCATGGACAGCGTGATCCTCGCCTACTGGATCTGCAGCACCACCAAAGAGCGCCGAAAACAGAAGGCGCGATATTAAACGGGCGGATAGTCTCCGCCCACATGGTCTCACCGGGCTCGCAGGTTCGACTCCTGCAGGGACCGCCAAGGTGTTTGACGCAGCACCTCCTTTCTTCCCCACGGCAGCTCGGCGCGGGCATGCTTTTCAGTTTTTTCTCATGTTCTGCGCTGGCGGGATGCAAAAAGCCGCGCCGGTGAAAATCCGGCATTAAAACACGAAATATCGTTAAAAACGCCTGTTTTTTGCAGATTCTTTGAAGAAAATGCAGATAACAGGCTTTTTTATACTCATTTTTGCGGAAAGGAGGAACACGGATGCCTTTTGAGCCCATTACCACACAGAAAGCGCTTGACGCGCTGCTGCAGACTGAGCGAGAACGCGCCGAGCAGCGTTTTAACGGCTGGCTGAGCCCGGAAGCGGTCCAGCAGCAGTACCAGGGCTACACAAGCCCCGAGGATCTGGCCGCGCTCAACACGCAGCACCAGACGGAGCTGCAGACGCGCGACACCCGGATCGCGGAGCTGGAAGCGCAGAATCTGCGGCACCGCGTCGCACGAGAGACCGGCCTTCCCCAGGAGCTGGCCGACCGGCTCACCGGTGCGGACGAAGCCGCCATGCGCACCGACGCCCAGACGATGCTGGACGTGATCGGAAAGCACCGCGGCGGGACTCCCTCCGCACAGGCTGAGACGACGCCGGACGCCGAAACAGCAGCATACAGATCCATGGCAGCGGATCTGTAAACAAATCAGTTTATTTTTGTTAAGGAGTGAATAACACAATGCCTACTGCTTCTACTACCCAGAACGGTCAGAAGCTCTTCCCCGAGGTTCTGATCCCGAAACTCATGCAGCTCACCCGCGGCAAGAGCGCCATCGCGCAGCTGTGCGGCGCTGAGCCCATCCCCTTCAACGGCCAGACCGAGTTCGTGTTCTCCCTGGACAACGAGATCGACATCGTGGCCGAAAACGGCGAGAAGAGCCACGGCGGCTTCACCATCGAGCCGAAGAAGGTCATCCCTCTGAAGGTCGAATACGGCGCGCGCATCTCCGACGAGTTCGACTACGCTACCGAGGAGGCGAAGATCGAGTATCTGCGCGCGTTCTCCGACGGCTTCGCCAAGAAGCTCGCCCGCGGCATTGACCTGATGGGCTTCCACGGCGTGAATCCCCGCACCGGCTCTGCTGCTGCGCTGATTGGCAACAACTGCTTTGACAAGGCAGGCGTGCAGGTCGTCTACCAGGGAACGCAGAACGCGGACGAGGCCATGGAGGCCGCCATCGAGGCCATCCAGGGCGGCGAGCGCGACGTCTCCGGCGCTGCCTTCGCGCCTGCTTTCCGCTCCGGCCTCGCGAAGCTGACCACGCCGCAGGGCGCCAAGATGTACCCCGAGCTCGCCTGGGGCAACGCGCCCGGCACTGTGAACGGACTGCCTGTGCAGGTCAACAGCACGGTCTCCGCAAACAAATCCGGCGATCTCGCAATCGTCGGCGACTTCGAGACCTACTTCCGCTGGGGCTTCGCCAAGCAGATCCCGCTGGAGATCATCCGCTACGGTGATCCCGATAACACCGGCAAGGATCTGAAGGGCCACAACCAGATCTACATCCGCGCCGAGGCGTTTGTCGGCTGGGCGGTGCTGGATCCGGCATCCTTCGCGATCGTGAAGACCGGCACGGATCCGAACGTCTGATGCAGTACCGGAACGTGCGCACCGGCGCTGTAATTGAGACGCCCTGCGCCGTCGCCGGCAAGGACTGGGAGCGGGTGGGCAAGCCCGCTCCCAAAGCGCAGGAGCCGACCGTGAAGAAACGGACGGCAAGGAAGAAGGCGACCGAAAAGTGAGCGAACAGAAGGAAGCCTTCGCCACCGTTGAGGACGTCGCGCTGCTTTGGCGGACTTTGACGACTGAGGAGCAGACGCGGGCAGCCGCGCTGCTCCCGGTCGTTTCGGACTGCCTGCGGCAGGCGGCGCTTCAGCGCGGGCAGGATCTGGACAAGATGATCGCGGACGGCAAGCTGCTCGCCTCCGTCGCTAAGGCCGTGACCGTGGACGTGCTCTCGCGCGTGCTGCGGCAGGACACCAAGGGCGAGGCCATGAGCCAGGAGAGCCAGACGGCCCTCGGCTACAACTGGCAGGGCACCTATGCGATCCCCGGCGGCGGCATCGCCAACGCAATCCTGAAAAACGACCTCAAGCGGCTGGGGCTCCGGCGCCAGCGGATGGGAGTGATCGACCTATGCCCAAAATCCACGGAATGATCGTCACGCTGCTGGTGAAAACCGCAGCCGGCAAGGATCCGCTCGGCGTCGAGCTCTATGAATGGAGCGAGGAGCAGGTGGACAACGTGCTTGTGGCTCCGGTGCAGACCGGCGGGCAGGACGTGATCGACGCCGTGCAGCTGCTCGGCAAAAAATGCGACTATGTCCTCGGGATCCCGAAGGGAGACACGCACGACTGGGAGGACACCTTCGTGGAGTTCTTCGGTGAGCGCTGGAGAACACATGCGATCCCGACGGAGGGCATTGAGGACCTGATCCCGCTCGGCTGGAACAAGAAAGTGCTGTGTGAACGGTATGAGTAATGTCAAGATCGAGCTGGACCACGTCGGCATGAACGCACTGCTGCACGATCCCGGCATCCAGGCGGAGCTTCTGCGGCAGGGGCACGCCATCCAGAGCCGCGCCGGGCAAAACTACACGGTCAAGGCCGTGAACATGCCGAGCCGCTCCATTGTGCGCGTCTCTGCGGCGAACGCTGAAGGCGTCCGTGACAATCTGGGAAACAACACCCTTTTGAAGGCGGTGGGAAAATGATCGAGAAAACGCTTAAGGATCATCTGGCGTCACAGCTGAGCGATCCCGTCTATCTCGACGTGCCGGCAAATCCCGGCGCGAGGTATTACAAGCTGGAGCGCACCGGCGGCAGCGAAGAAGATCACATCCGGCACGCCACCTTCGCCCTGCAGGCAATCGGCCCCACGCTGTGGGAAACTCTGCAGATGCACTACCGCGGCATTGAGGCCATGCGCCAGGCGCTGCGTCTTCCAACCGTGGCAGACGTGCAGCTGAATGCAGATTATAATTTCACGGACACGACCCGGAAGCAGCACCGCTACCAGGCCGTGTTTTATATCACACATTACGAGGAGTGAAAACTATGGCAAACGGAACCGGCACGGCAAATGCCGCCAACGTGACCACCGGCACCCGCCGCTTTGACGGCGGCATTTATATCGCTCCGCTCGGCACCGCAGTGCCGACGGACGCCAGCACCGATCTCGGCGCTGCTTTCAAAAATCTGGGCTATGTCAGCGAGGATGGTGTGACCAACTCTCTGAGCGTGACCAGCAAGGACATCAAGGAGTGGGGCGGCGACACGGTGACAACCGTGAAGACTGGCCAGAACGATACCTTCAAGCTGAAGTATATCGAATCCATGAACCTGGATGTCCTGAAGAGCATCTACGGCGCGGACAATGTGACCGAAGCCGACGGCGCCGTTACCGTGAAGGTAAACGCCAAGAACGCCGGCGCTGCGGTCTATGTCATCGACATGGCGCAGAACGGCGGACGCCTGAAGCGCATCGTGATCCCGCGCGGCACCGTGAGCGCTCTGGGCGACATCGTCTACAAGAACGACACGCCTGTAGGCTACGACGTGACGATTTCCGCGGGGCTCGACACCAACGGCAACACGCACTACGAGTACATTTCTGCCGCGGCTGCCAACAACGCCTAAACGGTAAAGTATCATCGAAAAAAGGAGATTGAATTATGAGCACTTCCACGCCTGCAAAGAAAACTACCGCGACGCCCAAGACCGCAGCTGCGCCCAAGGCGTCCGGGAAGCCGGAAACCGTAAAGGGCAAGACCACGACCGGCTTTGCCTTTGAGATCACGGCGGACGCCCGCGACGACTACGAGCTCTTTGAAGATCTCGTGCAGCTGGACTCCGGCAACGTGGCCGTCATGCCCAGCATCCTCTCGCGCCTGCTCGGCGAGAAGCAGAAGGCCGCCCTGCTGGAGCACTGCCGGGACGAGAAAACCGGCCGCGTTTCCACGGTGTCGCTCACTGCTGAGCTTCGCCGGATCATGGCGACGGTCCAGGCATTAAAAAAATAAGCGTCCTCGCCAGGCTGATCGCCCTGGATGAGGACGCAGTGATCTGCGATCTTGCGGAGACGTATGGCGTCTTCGACTACCGAGCGTTGCCGCTGCCCACAGTGGCAACGCTCGTTTCCGGTTTGCGGGAAAACAGCCGGATTCATGCCAAAAAGCACGGGCTCAAAGCCGGATTTGATACGGTGATGATCGTACGCGCTTTGGATATTCTGGAAAATCTGCGCTGGATGTTCTCGGAGGACGGCAAAAACGGGACGAACCCGCCGAGGCTGTATCTCTCCGAATACATTGAGGAACGCAAACAAACCAACGCCGGACGCTTTGCGTCCGCAGATGAATTCGAGCGATACCGGAGCCAGTTCTTCCGTTAATACGTCACGGAAGGAGAAGGCTCCTATGGCAAACGGTCCTTCCATCGCAAAAGCTTATGTGCAGATCATCCCCAGCGCCCAGGGAATCCAGGGCAGTCTGACCAATCTGCTCGGCGGTGAAGCTGACGCTGCCGGCAAAAATGCAGGCGGGAAGTTTTCCGCCGCGATGGGCGGCGCTCTGAAGTACGGCAGCATTGCACTGGCGGCAGCCGGCGCGAGTATGCTCGCCTTCGGAAAGGACGCTGTTCAGACAGGCATGAGCTTTGATTCCAGCATGAGCCAGGTCGCCGCGACGATGGGCACAACGGTCGATCAGATCGGTGAGCTGCGCGAGCTTGCGCTGGAGATGGGCAGCACAACGGCGTTTTCCGCTTCCGAGGCGGCAGACGCTTTGAATTATATGGCACTCGCCGGCTATGACGCCGAGACGAGTATGGCCATGCTCCCGAACGTCCTCAACTTGGCGGCTGCGGGCGGCATGGATCTCGCCCTGGCGTCCGACATGATCACGGACAGCCAGAGCGCCCTCGGGCTTTCGCTCGAGGAGACAAGCGTGCTCGTCGATCAGATGGCGCAGGCGGCGAGTAAATCCAACACCAGCGTGTCGCAGCTCGGCGAGGCGATCCTCACTGTGGGCGGCACGGCCAGCTATATGTACGGCGGTACGGAAGAGCTGGCGACCGTCCTCGGCGTGCTCGCCGACAACGGCATCAAGGGCAGCGAGGGCGGCACGCATCTGCGCAACATGCTGCTTTCCCTCTCCGCGCCGACGGACAAGGCGCAGGCGACGCTGAAGCAGCTGGGCGTGGAGATCTTCGACGCAGAGGGCAATATGCGCTCCTTTGCGGAGATCTTCCCGGAGCTGAACGCCGCCATGGCCGGCATGACGGACCAGCAGAAGCTCGACGCTTTCTCCACGATCTTCAACAGCCGCGACATCGCCAGCGCGACCGCGCTCCTGAACACCTCCACGGAACGGTGGGAGGAGCTTGGCGGCGCGATCGCAGACGCCGGCGGCGCAGCGCAGCAGATGGCGGACACGCAGCTGGACAACCTCGCCGGTGACATTACGATCTTCAAATCCGCGCTGGAAGGCACCGAGATCGCGATCTCCGACGGGCTGACGCCTTCCCTTCGGGAGTTTGTACAATTCGGCACAGAGGGGCTGAGCGGTCTCACGGAGGCGATCAACGGAGGCGGCGGTCTGACCGCTGCAGCCGAAAGCATCGGCACCTTCCTCGCGGAAGGCATCACCAAGGTGGTCAGCGCGCTGCCGTCCATCCTGGAAGCCGGAGGCGCGCTGCTGACCGGTCTGCTGCAGGGATTTCAGGCAAACATCCCGCAGATCGCTGACGGCGCCGTTCAGGCGGTCGCCGCTCTGGTCGGCTTCCTGATCCAGAATCTCCCGCTGATCCTCGACACCGGCATGCAGATGATCCCCGCACTGATCAACGGCATCGCCAACGCCCTGCCGGAGCTGATCGCGTATCTGCCGGAGCTGGTTCTTGCGATCGATCAAACGATCATGGACAACTTCCCGCTGATCATTGACGCCGGCATCAATCTGCTGGCAGCTCTGCTGCAGGGCATCGTCTCGACCGTCCCGCAGCTGATCGCATACACGCCGGTGATCATCTCCAACCTGTTCCAGACACTGATTCGCGGCGTCTCCACACTGATGGGCGCGGGCGTGCGGCTTGCACAGGGCGTTTTGAACGGCATCAAGAGTCTGGTCAGTAGCTTCGGCACGATCGGCCGAAACATCGTGCAGGGCATCTGGTCCGGTATCTCCGGATCACTCAGCTGGATCAAGAGCATGATCACCGGCTGGGTCGGCAACGTCAAGAACTTCCTCAAGAGCCTCTTCGGCATCAACAGCCCGTCCACATGGGCGCGCGACATGCTCGGCGTGAACATCGCCCGCGGCATCGGCGTCGGCTTCGAGGACGAGATGGTGGCCGTGGAGCGGTCCATGGAGGACGCCATGCCGGATCTGAGCGGTTCGGTGCAGTTTGAAGCCAGGACGGTGCCGGTGCGCGCGGCTGTGTTCTCCGACAACGCGGAGCGCGGCGGCTTCAGCGCGGAGAGCGAGAGCGCCATCCTCGCGGAGCTGCGCGCGACGCGCGAGGCGATCCAGAACATGGGCATTTACCTGGACGACGGCACGCTCGTCGGTCGGGTGAATCAGGGGCTCGGCATGATCCGGGCCGGCGAAACCAGGAGAAAACTATGAATGTAATTAACAAGCTCATTATGCGCCTGAACACGGCGAAAACACGGGCGCTTCCGATGAATGATCCCGCGAGCTGGACGCTGCAGCGCGGTCTCGGCGCCTTGGACGGAATCGCCATCACGGAGATCGACAACCCGATCCCGAAGCCGAAGACCGCCTACATCGACGTCCCCGGATCCAACGGCGAGCTCGACGCGACGGAGATGGCCGGGCGACTGTTCTACAAAAACAAGACCGTGAAGATCAAGATGCAGGTCCTCGAAAACGAGGCCCCACGATATTCCTTCACCGCCCTGCGGGACACCTTCACCGCCCTGCAGGGGCGCGTGGTGGACTTCGCCTTCGACCTTCCGACGGAAGTGGAATGGTACTACACGGGCCGCCTGACCGTGGAGAGCGTAGACGAGCCGAGCGGCGAGCTCGCGCTTGAGATCGACACCTATCCATTCCTGCAGAGCGCCGAAAAGCGGTGGTACGACGTTCCGACGAAGACGAGCCTCGACCGCGACGGCCAAAACTGGACCGCGCCGTATGTTCCGGACGGGGCGAGCTTTAACGAGAGCGGCGGCCACATCGCTTTTTACGGCAATCCGGGCGACACGATCGAGATCTACCACAGCGCGAGCAGCGCCAAGCGCTATACGATCGGCGTCACCTCTCTGCTGGGCGGGGATTTTTGCTTCACCGGCAGCGGAGAGAAGAGCCGGGTCCTCGGCATCCCCGCCGGCGACACGCTCCACATGGAGCTGACGATCGACGGCACCTACTATGACTGGACAACGATCAACGGCTCGGACGTCTATAAGCCCTGCCTGCGTCTGGCCTTTATCCTTTCTGAGCTCGAAACGGACGCCGCCGGCAACGTCCTCGACACGATCACGCTGCCGACGAACGTCCGGATCCGCCCGGAGCTGGCCAACCTGGACGCGAGCAATGCGGACGTGCTGCTGGACGGCACGCACATCCACATCCCGATTGAAACGCCGAGCGGCGTGTTCTCTGAGGCCGTCCTTCCCGGCGTCCTCGCGGATCGCAGCGAGACAGAAACCGTGTGCTACATGACCGCCGTCGGCAACGCGGCCAGCGAGACGCCGATGGTGCGCATCGGATTCAGAGAGGAGAAGCTCGGATGATCACAGGATGGATTTTGTCTGGATCGGAGCGGCATCCGCTTTTCGATGAGGGCCTCCCTGACATGGAGGTGAGCGCCTGCACCGTCACCACCGCTATGGATGAGGTGGACAGTGCGGAGCTGGCGCTGCCGGCGTCCAACAAGGCGGCGCGGTCTCTGCTGCACAAAAACTCCGTGGTCGAGATCCGCGACGACGGCACACCGGTGTTTATCGGCGACATCGCCACCGTGACGCAGAGCGAGGACGGCGCCAGACGCCTGCAGCTCGACGGTGCGCTCGGCTGGCTGCGCTGCATCGCAAAGCCGCCGTTCGGCATCACGCCGGCGAGCCAGAACGGTCCGGTCGCCCGCTTCCTCGCGGCGATCTTCGAGCAGTACAACGCCGGCATCGGTGGAGGCCCGCACCTCCTGCAGCTCGGCGTCGTGACCGTGACGGGCGGCGTGACCATGGCGCACAACGAGGAATACACCCGGATGCTGGATCTCTTTCAGGAGGTCCGGAAGCAGCTGGGCGGGCATTTCTATGTCACCTATTCCGACGGGCATCCGCTGCTGCACTATGTCGCCGCGCCGAGCACCGCAGCGCTGCAGACGCTGGAGTTCGGCACGAACGTGCTCAAAGTGAAAAACCAGCTCGACTTCACGGACTACGCCAGCCGCGTGTATGCCACGGGCAAGGGCGACGGCGATCAGCTGATCACGCAGGTCGCCACGGACAGCACCGTGGAGGAAATCTACGGGCGCGTGGACTATCCGCTGAAGGCCGACGGGAAAACGGCAGCGGAGATCCTCGCCCAGGCGCAGGCTGAGCTCGCGGCGCGGAAAAACCCGCTCCGCAGTCTGACCATGACGGCGGTGGATCTCGCGGATCTGGGGCTCAATTACCGTCAGTTTTCCATCGGCACCGTCGCCAGAGCGCTCTGCGCGCCGCTCGGCATCGACGCGGAGATGATGGTGCAGAGCGTCAAGCGGGATTATATCCACCGCGAAAACTCTGTGGTCACGCTCGGTATGGCGCCGCGGACGCTGACCGGGATGCTTTAAGGAGGAATGTTTATGGCTTTGGTCAATCAGACGCTGAAGCTGGAAATCACCCCCGGGGGGGTGCCGCCGAAACTGCACGTTACCGAATACGACGAGAACATGCAGATCGTCGCGCATCTCTTCCAGCGGGGGCAGTATTATGAGATCCCCTCCGGCACGACCGCAAAGGTGGAGGGCACGCTCGACGGGCATCCGTTCAGCGCGGACGCGACGGTGGACGGCAGCAACGTGACCTTCGAGCTCACGAAGGGCATGACCGCCTACGCAGGCCGCGCGTGGACTAAGATTAAGCTGACGCAGAACAGCAAGCCAGTGAGTACCTGCGGCTTCTGGCTGGAGTGCGACCGCGCTGGCGTGGAGGCTGTGGATGTGATCCAGAGCAACGGATTTCAGGAGAAGATCAACGAGGGCGTTGCAGCGTACTTTGACGGCGCTCCGCCGTTCTTTGTTTTACCGTCCGGCGGCGAAGCTGGTCAGGCGTTGGTTTCTGACGGGAACGGCGGCGCAAGCTGGTCAACGATTCAAGGCGGCTCAGATCTGCCGAATGGTGACGAGGTGAGCTACTGATGGCATACGTCAAAACCGATGCACAGCATTACTCCGACATTGGCGCGGCAATCCGCGAGAAGAACGGTCTGACCACGAAATATAAACCTTCACAGATGGGGGCCGCTGTGCGAGCGCTCTCCGGGAGTGAAGCAGTCGAGTGGCACCAGTGCCCGGAGGCGGTGCGCAATTATCTGAGCAGCGTGACCTATGATCCCGGCGACTACAGTACATCACAAATTGACAGCTACGCTCCGGCTACGGCTGTAGTCAGCAACTACCGGCCTATCGGTAAGACGCTGGGCGGCAAGACCTACTGCAACGAAGTTCCGGGCATCGAGACACCTTTTGCGTCAGGCGGGAAAGGTGGGACGCTCAAGCCGGTAGATCCTTTGCGATGGATCATGACGCGGACTTGGAACGTGCGCGACCTCGGCGGATGGGCTTGTGACGGAGGTACAGTGAAGTACGGCAAGCTCTTTCGCGGCGGTTATGTGACAAGCGCGGACAGAGCAGTCCTCGTTGAGCAGCTCGGCATACAGCACGAGCTCGATCTGCGCGGAGCGAACGAAGGCGGACTGACGGCGTCCCCGCTCGGCGGCGATGTGCGCTACACGTGCGCAGCCGCTTATGCTTGGTACAGTCTGACCCCGGCAGACGCATGGAAGGCAAATCTTCGCTGCGTGTTCGATGCGGTCACGCATAACGAACCGGTGTACTTTCACTGTGCAGCCGGTGCGGACAGGACCGGCACACTCGCTTGCGTGCTGGAGGGTCTGCTCGGCATGAGCCAGTCCGACATCGACAAGGATTACGAGCTGACGACCTTTTACAGCGGCTCGGATACCGATGCGAACGCCCGCAGGAGAAATGAGGCCGAATGGAGTGGGCTGATTTCTGCGCTCAACAGCAAATCCGGAAGCACTTTCCGCGACAAGTGCGTGACCTTCGCGGCGGAGCTCGGCTTTACTGCCGACGAGATCAACGCCTTTCGCGCGGCCATGATCGACGGGACGCCGGAGACGGTGACGCCGGACATAGCGACCTTTGCCGTCACCAGCACGCTCTCCGGTGCGGCGACCGACAACACCGCGGCCGAGGCGACACAGTATCAGCCCTACACGGCGCAGATCACGGCCGGGGACGGCAAGGCGATCGGCAGCGTGCGCGTGACGATGGGCGGCGCGGACATCACGGCCGACGTCTGGCGCGGCGAGGAGACGAACCTGTACCGCCGCGTCACGCTGAAGCTGAGCGGCTGCTCGTGCGACAACACGCTGCGGCGCGTGATCGACGGCCAGTCCTACGGCGCAACGCTCACGCCGGACGCAGACTACACACTCGACGGCGCTGCCGTCAGGATCACGATGGGAGGGAACGATGTGTCAAACTACTATTCCGGTGGCAAAATCGCCATTGCGCGCGTGACCGGGGATATTCAGATCACCGTGTCGGCGGTCGAGAGCGCCGTGACGACGCCGAACATTCTGGTCGACAGCTTCAAGGCAGGAGGCGTGTCACACGCGGCTGTCGGCTACTCCAACGGCAAGCGGCTGTCGACGAGCAGCGGAGCGGAGAAAGATAACGCCGGTTCGTGCGTCACGGGCTTCATTCCGTGCAGAGCCGGTTCTGTTATCAGAATCAGACCGCTTGCTGCACCGTCAAGCGCCGGTGTTGGGGCAACGGCAGTTGTGCTCTACAAGGAAGACAAATCTTTTGCGACATCCAGCTATGTTATTACCGGGACAATCGGGGGGCACTTTGGATATTGCACATGGGAGCAGGAGTCGAGTGATGTGTTCAAAGTGACATTCAATAGCGATATCCCGGCGACATATAAGTATGTACGCTTCGGCATTCCGGTCGCCGACGGCGCAAATGCATATGTGACCTACGACGCGGCGATGCCGAGCGCGTAAGGGAGGCGACGGAATGCAGATCATTCAGGCATTTGTGACGCAGAACCCACTGTATCAGAAGTATACAAAGATCCCGGTGCGCAAACTGGTGCTGCACAGCGTGGGCTGTCCGCAGCCGAGCGCTGCCGTATTTGCGCGGCAGTGGCAGACGGCGCGGTACTTTGCGCACGCCGTGCTGCAAGCGGACGGCACGGTATACCAGGTTGTGCCGTGGGATTGCCGACTGATGCACGTAGGCGCGGCGAACGCGTATAGCATCGGTGTGGAGATGACCGAGCCGGACTGCATCCGCTACACCGGCGGCGCGACATTTGTATGCTCCGACCGGGCGCGGGCGCTCGCGCAGGTGACCGGCACGTATAACACGGCGGTCGAGTTGTTTGCGCAGCTCTGCACGCAGTTTGGGCTTGACCCCCAAAAAGACATCATCTCGCACGCGGAGGCGAGCGCGATGGGTATTGGCACGGATCATGCCGATCCGGAGCACCTGTGGCGGCAGCTCGGCGCTGGCTACACGATGGACGGCTTTCGGCGCGACGTCGCGGAGGCAATGAACAAAAAAAACGATGACGAGGAGGACGATGAGGACATGGTGAGGTACAACAATCTCAAAGAAGTCCCGAGCTGGGCGCTGGACACGGTCCGCGCGCTGGTAGATGCAGGCGCGCTCAAGGGCGACGAACGTGGCAATCTGGATCTGTCCATGGACATGATCCGGGGGCTAATGATCGGCACCAAGTACGCAGAGGCATGCAACCCCCGGTATAACTCGATTAACGACGTGCCGAGCTGGGCGCGGCCGGGCGTGCAGCGGCTTGTGGATCGAGGCGCACTGGCAGGCACAGGTGGCGGAAAGCTGGATCTGTCGCTGGATATGCTGCGCACGATGATCGTGTGCCAGCGGATGATTGACAATGCAAAGGAGGGTAAAGCATGAATGCACCGAGTAAAGCGATGGAGTTCAAGGCGGCAATCACGGCGATTTTCGCCGCAATGACAGCCTTTTGGGGATGGACGGGCTGGCTTGTGATCGTGTGGCTGGCCGCGATGATCCTGGACTATGCAACGGGATCGTGGGCGGCGCTGTCGACCGGATCGTGGGACAGTGCTGTAGCGCGTGCCGGCCTGTGGCACAAGCTCGGCAGCATCGTGGCCATGCTGGTCGCACTGCTGCTGGACGTGGCGCTGTCGGCGATTATCAATTATGGCGGATTGGGGTTTGAGCTGCCGTTTACATATAAAACGGCATTTTTGCCGCTGGTGGCTATCTGGTACATTGTAACGGAGCTGGGGAGCATCATCGAAAACGCGGGGCGGTTGGGCGCACCGGTGCCGAAGTTCCTGATCAGCAGCTTGAAAAAGCTGAAAGACAAAGCGGACGAAGATAAATAAAGATAAAGAACTGGCGCTGCCTTAACTGGCAGCGCCCGTGTTTTTTTACCAGCTGTTTCATCGCGGCACTGGCAGCGGCCAGCTCCTCGGGCGTCCGAATTTACTCATGTCAGCATCCCTCGTATTTCCGTTCGATGCTGCGCATCAGATTCAAGACATCCTGCGCGTAAGGATATTCGCCCGTGTTGTCTCGCACGACCTCCGTAAGGAAACTCCTCAGCTCACGCCAGCACTCTGTGTAGAACATCAGCTCGTCGTCACGCTTCACACTCACCGCCTCCTTCCTCCATGCGCCAGTTTTCTGGCGCGGCGACGATAGCCCATGCGGTCAGCGGAGTTATGCTGTCCATCATGTCCTCCAAGGCCTCCTGCATTCCGCAGGCATCACAGATATGGACCGTTGCCCTGCGGCTCAGTGCGTTGCGGGTGACGCTCTCCGCGTCCATCGCCATCTTCTCGCAGCGGGGGCAGGCAAAATGCCCGCCCTGCTGCTTTTCTGCAAAACGCTCGATCAGCGTCCTGGCTTCGTTCTCGTTCATACAGACGCTCCTTTCACTCAATGGCAGCTTCGATGCTGCTGATGACTTCCTCCAGGTTATCTACGGCTTCGGAGAGGCTGTCGCAGGCCTCGTCTGCCTTTTCATAGCGTTCGCTCTCCTGCATATTCTCAGGGATATTGTCGCGGTACTCTTCCTCCTCAGCCTGGAGGTCTTCGAGGCTGCCTTTCAGCTCCTCCAGCTGGTCGATGATGCTCTGCAAATTCTTGCGGCGGATTTTGTTCATGGTCGTGTCCTTTCTTCGTTAATCGACGATAATGATTGCGGCACCGTCAAGTTCGTATTCCTCACCAATCGAGGCGAGGTCCGCCCAGCCTGCAACATCTGCGGCTGTGTCGTGGCTATAGCCGTGGTCAGTCAGAAAAGCATAGATGCTGTCATGCGCCCATGTCTTGAATTGTGCCTGCGCCGAGGCGGTCTTGATGATGACTGTTCCGTACATTTCGTTTTCCTCCTTGTATTTTTACACTCGGTGCTTTATACTGAGGGGGAGGGGAGCTTTCCCGCTCCCCCTCGCGCCGGGGTTAGGTCTCTTGGCGTTCGCCCTGCTGGGGCTTGCTGTTAGGTTTGATGGTGATTGTAATCCGGTCGGCTAAATCGGGGTTATCAACCAGCAACCTCAGAAGCTCTTGCAGGGCTTCTTTTTTCGCTTTGTCCATCGGCCTGTCCTCCTTTCCGGAGAGGTTTGTTCCTCTCCCTTACGAGTATTATTATAAACTATTCGGTTTATCTTGTCAACCTTTTATTTTAACTTTTTCGGATATTTTTGAAAATTTTCATTTGACATTTTCGCCTTTTTGGTTTACTCTATGCGCAGGAGGTGATAATGTGACTGCGCGGCAGATTATTGAAATGGCGGTTGCGTATTGTGGGATTAACAATTCCGAACTTGCACGGCGCTTGGAATGGTCACCGCAACTTCTCAACAAGCGTCTGAACACTGGCAAGTTTACGGTTGATGAGTGGCAGCGTATAGCTAATGCGTTGGGCGCGACAGCAAAAATTGGCTTTTCTTTCCCCGATGGCGGGAGTGTTGGGCTATGAGAACACAAAAGAGCCTCTAGCGATTAAACGCCGGAGGCTCTTTTCGTAATTTTTGCGTAATAATTTATATAATCATTCTTTCTCTTTTACTATTTCAATCCAGTACCCGTCCGGGTCCTCGATGAAGTAGATGCCCATGCCGGGATTTTCAA